ATACTTTCTACCAATATAACTCCGATGATTGAGAGTATTTCGTATAAGATATACAAACCCGTAATAATCTTGGATCTGATCTGAGTCAAATATTTTCTCTTCATAAATCCAAGGATTATCGTAATTACACCCTATACTCATCAATAATGTTAAGAACTTCGTCCAAATATTTATGAGCCAGAACCTTGGGATTCGTAATAAGTTGATTTACTTGATCTTCATATAACTTATGTTTTAATTTCAATACACGAACTTTGAGTTCGTCTTTACTCATTTCATTTCTTGGCATAAAAAAGGGGAGTGTTGATTACTCCCCTATCTATACTTGATATTAAAGTTTGAAACCGCTGAATGTGTCTTTTTTCACATCTTGTCTGATTCCACCAACCACATAACTTTCAACTTCCGTTTCCTGGGGTGCAACCTGGAGACCTTTAGAGGAAATCCAGTGCTGAGTCCAAGGAAGTGGGTTATTGTTTGCTGCAATATCATATTGTGGTTTTAATCCTATTGCCTTGAGTCTGCGATTTGCAATCCACTCAACATATTGCTGAAGAAGTTTATCGTTTAATCCGATCATACTACCATCCTTAAAAAGATAGTCAGCCCATCTTTTCTCTTCGTTGACGGCACGATCAAACATTGCATAAACCCACTCTTCTTCTTCCTTTGCAATCTGTTGCATTTCGGGATCATCACCTTCTCTCCACTTATTCATAATATTTTGAGTAAGTGCTAGATGTTGATTTTCGTCTCTTGCGATAAGGCTAATGATTTTAGCTGATCCTTCCATAAGCTTAAGTTCGCCAAAGGCGAAACTGCAAGCAAAACTAACGTAAAACCGAATACCTTCAAGAATGTTAACATTTGCAATTGCTCTGTACAACTTCCTTTTGACATCATTGAGTGTTTCTTTTGCTAATGGAACTTGCTCAAGTTGATACATCCATTGATCGGATGATCCATAACTTTGTGCTGAATTAATAAAATCATCATAAGACTCTGTAACGCTCTTTGCACGTTCAAGAATACGCTCATCAGTGATAATAGTATCAAACACTTCAGAAGGATCTGAATAGATATTTTTAATGATATAAGTATAAGAACGACTATGGATCATTTCCATAAACTCCCATACTGTCATACATGCCTCAAGTTCTGGAAGTGAACAATATGGCAAAAATGCCAAACCTGGGCCCCTTCCTTGGACACTATCTAACATAATCTGATACTTCAGATTTGAAGTATAGATATGTTTTTGCTCTGGGCGAAGAGTTTGATAGTCTCCTCGATCTTTCTGAAGTGATACCTCTTCAGGTCTCCAGAAATATCCTAATTGTTGAGTTGTTAGTTTATCAAAGACTGGATACTTATAAGAATCATACCTTTGTATTCCCAAAGGTTTACCAAAGAACATTGGTTGCTTTTTTGTATTGACTTGATCCGTGTTAAAAACAGTCATGCCTTTTACTTGCGTTTGTTCTTCTTGATTAAGAATTTTAAACTGCACAAGATTCACACTCTCCCTCCTCTACTTTACTTAACTCTTCAACCAATTCATCCAAAGTGGGTTTAGACTCATCAACTTCATCTGTCTTATTATCATAAGTATTTTGATAATATGAGGTCTTCCACCCATACTTATATGTAGTCAATAAATCATTTGCCATCACACTCACAGGAACTTCATTATCAGGGTAATTGCTTGGATTATAAGACCAATTTCCTGATATTGCCTGGTCAAAAAACTTCTGCATTACCGCAACAATATTGATATATCCACGATTAGATTTCATATCCCAAAGTAAAGTATAATTGTTTTTGAGAGTATTATACTGAGGAACAATCTGCTTCAAAGGACCTTTCTTGGACTTCTTTACAGACAGATAACCACGAGGGGGTTCGATACCATTAGTTGCATTAGAGACGACAGAACTGCTCTCTGAGGGCATCTGTGCTGATAATGTGGAATGTCGCAACCCATACTCTAAAATAGATGCTCGTAGTCCTTCCCAGTCATGCTGAAAGGGAATATTAGAGATTTCATCTACATCTTTTTTATAAGTATCAATCGGAAGCATACCATCAGAATATTTGGTACGTCCAAAATATTCACAATATCCTTTTTCTTTTGCGAGTTGGTTTGATGTTTTCAGCAAGTAATACTGAAACGATTCAGAAAGACTATGTATTGCATCCCAAGCATCTTGAGAGTCATAAGCAAGTCCAAGTTTTGCAAGATAGTGTGCAAGTCCTATAAACCCCACACCAAGAGCTCTACGACGCTTGGTGAAGTTCTCTGCTGCCTTTACAGGGTAGTGTTGATAATCAATCAGTTCATCAAGTGCTCTTACTGTAAGGTCACAAAGTTCCTCAAGTTCTTCATCTGATTTTATTTTACCAACATTTAATGCGCTTAAAATACAAGTTGCTATTTCTTCTGGTCCATCATCATCAATATGCTGAAGTGAAACAACCGGTAAAGTTATTTCTTGACACAAATTTGACATTGTAATCTGGTCCTTAAAAGAACTATGAAAATTACAATGGTCCATATTCATAATATAAATACGACCTGTTTCTGCTCTTTCTTTAAGAAGATTGAGAATAAGTTCTTGTGCCTTTATTGTTTTCTTTGGAACATTGGGGTTATTTTCATATCCAAGGTAGAGAGAATCAAACTCAATTGTTCCGAAAGAATCATATAATCCAGGTACATCGTGCGGGGAGAAAAGCGTAATTTCACCATCTTGAATAAATCTTTCATAAAATATTTTACTAAGTTGAATTGAATAGTCAAGTTTACGAACACGATTATCTTCTGTTCCTTTGTTATTTTTGAGAACAAGGATATCTTCTATTTCTTGGTGCCAGATTGGAAAGTGGACAGTAGCACTTCCACCGCGAATCCCGTTTTGTGTACAACATCTAACAGTTGATTCAAACTTTTTGAGGAATGGGATAACACCTGTATGAGAAACCTCTCCCCCTCTGATTTTGCTGTTGATGCCCCTGATTCTGCCTGCGTTAATACCGATACCAGCCCTTTGTGAGACATACCTGCCAATAGCCATATCGCTGCTAAAGATACTATCGAGGGTGTCATCAACATCAACCAGAACACAAGATGCAAATTGACGAAGTGGGGTTCGCACTCCTGCCATGATTGGTGTTGGGATGTTGATTCGGTGTCTTGAGATTGCGTCATAATACCTCTTGACGTATGATAGTCGTGTTTGTTTAGGATATTCAGCAAATATTGTTAGTGCGATCATCATGTACATAAACTGTGGAGTTTCATATACTCCACCACTGTTCCGGTCTTGCACAAGATACTTATCAACTACTTGACGTAATCCAGCATAAGTAAACAAATAATCACGATCATGACGAATAAAGGAATTGGCACTATCAATTTCTTCTTCTGAATATTTATTATAAATGTCGCTATCGTACACTTCTGCTGAAACACAATCCATAATGTGTTGGTTCAGATGTGGAAATTCTTGCATCTTTCCATAAAGTTGCTTACGAATCGAAAAAAGAAGTAAACGAGCAGCAACAAATTGATAGTTTGGATGATCCAAATCAATCAAATCAGAGGCACTACGTATTAAAATCTCTTGTATTTCAGAAGTAGTAATTCCATCATAAAATTGAATACCAGACTGTATCTCAACTTGTGATGGTGAGACCCCAGAAATCCCCTTACATGCCTCATCAACCATCAAGTGCATTTTGTCTAAATCTATTTTTTCAATTAACCCACTTCGTTTTTTAACCTTAAGACCGTTGCTCATATTTTTTTCCAGATGTTAAATTTTAGTTTTGCTTCTAATCCTGAATATGTATTAGATTCTATTATATGCTGAACATCATGCCCAATCATAATCATATCATTTATATCTTTTTCTTCAGTATTTGGGGGCCAGATAACAACTTTTTGTCCAAGTTCGATAACTCTGGAAATTCTTGATAGGATTTCTGTATTACGTGGTTCGTTATCGTATATCCAAACACGATCACTAATGCCCCACTTATCAACATCACCATCAGCTCCGCAAAGAGCAATTGAGTTTGAAATGAATGTTGAGTCAAATGGTCCTTCAGTAATGTAAACAGTTTTATCTTTTTCAATTTCATCAAGTCCATAAATTTTTGGGGCATCATCACTAAGCATTATAGTAATGTATTTAATCTTATTAATCCCGATTGCTCTTCCCTGAAACCCAACAAGAGTATTTTGATAGAATAAAGGAATAATAATCCTTGGTTCTTCATATTTGGTATTTGGGAATGTGGGTTTGATTGAGTTTGTCCATTCCTTAAATTTTTCAGCATAATAAAACTTATCAGGGTTTAATTTTCTACCGAGTAAGTATCCAGATGCACTTGAGTTTTCAGATGCCTTAGGTAAATTTAATTTAGTTTTGAATACAGGAGCATCAAAGTTAAATTTAGGTTCTTCTACGATAAAGTTTTTTCCAGTGTGTCCTTCTTTAAATTTCTCAAAACTATATTGTTTGGATATTTCAATATCAAGTTGTTTTAAAAAATTACTAAATGATATATTAATACCACAATTGTGACACTTAAAATTTGTATTATTCTTAACCTGATATAAGTATCCTCTTGCCTTATTTTTATTTTTTTGAGAATCCCCACAAATAGGGCATCTCAAATTGTAAAGATTGTTCTTTACTCTTTTAAACTTTTGAAGACGAGAAGATATCAAATTGATGTATTTTACATCAACAAAATCCATAATAAAACCGTTCAGTAATATCAGTATACTTGACTATTTTGATCTGTCAAGTGGTTGTAATCTATTTTGCTGATAATGATTCATTTCAGAAGGAGTCCACCATCCAGATGCTAAACTGGATACTGCTGTTGCTAATGCTGCGAGAATAATACCTATTCCAACAGTCATCCATTTAATCTTTGAGATTTCTGAAACTTTATTTTCTAAATCAGCAATTTCTTCTTTTGTTTTTTGATGCTCTTTTTTATTTTCTTCCTTAAAATCATCAATCATTTTAAGAATTAAGTCATCAGTTCTTTGCCCATATTCAATCCTTTCATCGTGAACTGCAAGCATTTTAATTACATTAGTATTAACTTCACTCATCTTCTGAATCGCATCGTCTAATTTATTGACGATACTTGCGAAATCAGCAAACTTTTGTTCTAATACAGCAACCTTTACAATTTCTTCTGACATTTTTTTACAAGCAAAATTTATTTTTTTTTAATAAATCGTCACTTTGCTGATAAGATCGTAAGATAAAATTATTTAGGTTTCATCCATCTTTTACGTTGTCCTGGTGGTAATTTAATTTGTCTTTTTCCCAAACTCATAGGAGGATCAAATCCATCAAGTCTGCCTGGTGGAGTTGATGCACTTGTTAATCCACCAGTTCCAACTGAATTTACTATACCATCTTCCTTTAATTTTCTCAAATAACGAAAGGATTCAATAATTTTATTAATCTTCTTTTGCATTGTAGATACTATAAAGTTGAGAGAGACAGTTAATATCAACTTGAATATTATGAATATCAGATTTTGGATATTCTGGAAATTTTCCTAAAAACATAATAAAAGATTTCATAGCAGACCACAAGTCTTTTTCAATTTTAAAAAATAACATAGGAGTTGTGGCCTCAC